GAGTATCACTTGCGGATTATGAGTTTGCTGATTTAATAGATCAACAAGACAAAGTACGTCTTTTAATAGACCCAACATCATCTTACGCTCAAGCCGCTGCTATGGCAATGGGAAGAGCAATGGATGACGTAATCATAGCTGCTGCAACTGGAGTTGCCTTTACTGGTGAAACAGGTGCAACAAGTGAAAATCCTCAAACAGCAATCGCTGTTGGTGGTACTGGTTTAACTATCGCAAAATTAAGAACTGCAAAACAGACTTTTGATTTAGCAAGTGTTGATCCCTCTATCACAAGACACATTGTTGTAGGACCTGAACAAATCAATAACCTCTTAGGAACAACTGAAGTAACTTCATCTGATTTCAATACTGTAAAAGCATTGGCAAATGGCGAAGTAAATTCATTCCTTGGGTTTAACTTTACTGTATCAAACAGACTTAGCAAAACAGGTAACAACAGAACTTGTATTGCTTTTGCACAAGATGGTATCACTCTAGGAGTTGGTAAAGATGTAAATGCTAGAATAGACGAGAGAGCAGACAAATCGTATGCAACTCAAGTTTACTATTGCATGAGCATTGGCGCTACTAGAATGGAACAAGCAAAAGTCTTAGGTATAGTATGTCAAGAAGCATAATAGAAGGAGAAAAATAATATGGCAAATTCGACACAATTCGCAAAGACACAAGACACACCTTCTGTAAAGTTGAGTACAACTGAGCTTCATGGAAGAGTAAGAATCGCTTATGCAGACTTTACTGCTGCAGGAGCGCAAGAAACTGTCAATTTTTTTAGGTTACCAGATGGTGCTAGAATAATTGGTGGAAGAGTAAATCATGTAGCTTTAGGTTCAAGCACAACTCTGTCAATAGGTCATGCCGCATACGTTAATGCAGCAGGAACTACTGTAGCGGCAGATGTGGATGAATACAAAGCAGCAGCAACTGGTGCAAATATTAGTGCTTTTAACATTGCAGCTACTACAGCTTTGGGTGAAAACTCAACTGTGGATGCTCCAGATGGTTTAATCATTACTGCAACTACTGCGGGAGCAAATGCAACTGGAAAAATTGAAGTCCAGATGACATACGTTCTTGATTAATAAATAAAAAAATTAAGTGGGGGAGCAATCCCCCATTTTTTAATATACAACCAATGGAGATAACATGAGCTTATACAAAAATATGAACGCAAGAAAAAAAGCAGGAACTTCAAGATCAAAAGCAAAATCAACAGTATCAGCTAAAGCATATAAAAATATGAAAGCTGGTTTTCCAAAAAAGAAAAAAACATAACACATGGCATCAGTAGTAGACATTTGTAATGGAGCATTAAATCAATTAGGTGCTACAACAATACTTTCATTAACAGAAGATTCTAAAAACGCTAGACTTTGTAATGCAAGGTATACACAAATAAGAGATGCTTTATTTAGAACTCACTCATGGAACTGTATTCAAGTAAGAGCATCATTAGCAAAAGATGCAACAGCTCCAGCTTGGGGTTTTACCTCATCATTTACTTTACCCGGAGATTGTTTAAGATTACTTTATATAGTTGATTTTGATTCTAATTATAAAGTAGAAGGAAGAAAAATTTTAAGTAACACATCAACAATGAAAATTTTATATGTTTCAAGAATTACTGACCCAAATGAATATGATGAATTATTAAGAGAAACTTTATCTGCTAATATAGCAGCTGACATTGCTTATGGAGTTACATCTTCTAATCCAGTAGCTCAAAATATGTATACAATATTTCAAGACAAATTAAGAGATGCTAGGTTTGTAGATTCAACTGAAGGTCAAAATAATTCGCCTGATCTTGGAATGACAGATTCAATACAAGCTAGTACTTTTATTAACTCAAGGTTTTAATAAATGGCACGAGTTGCAGTACAGCTTACTAACTTTACAGGTGGAGAACTTTCTCCAAGACTAGATGGTCGTAATGATCTAACTAAATATTCATCTGGATGTGCAACTTTAGAAAACTTTATTGTTTATCCTCATGGTTCAGCAGCTAGAAGATCGGGTACAAATTTTGCAGCTGAAGTTGCTAATAGTGCAACCAAAACAAGGTTAATGCCTTTTGAATTTTCTACTACACAAACTTATATGTTAGAATTTTCTAATTTAAAAATTAGAGTATTCAAAGATGGAAGTTCAGTATTAGAAGGTAATAAAAATATATCAGCAATAACTAAAGCTAATCCGGGAGTAATTACTTCTAACTCACATGGTTATGTTACTGGAAATGAAATTAAAATAAGAAGCATTGTTGGAATGACGGAGTTAAACGACAAAAGATTTTTAGTTGTTAGAATAGATGGTAATACTTTTTCTTTAAAAAACAAAGATGGTGTGGCAATAGACACTACAAATTTTACTACTTATAATTCAGGTGGAGTTATGAATAGAGTTTTTGAAATTACTACAACTTACGCAACAAGTGAATTATTTGATATTAAATTTGTTCAATCAGCTGACGTTATGTATTTATGTCATCCTGCACATCCACCAGCTACACTTTCAAGAACAGGAGATATTAGTTGGACATTAGCTGATGTGGTATTTACCAAAGGACCATTTCAAGATGTTAATATTACAGCAACAACATTAACACCTTCTTCTGCTTCCACAGGATCAAGAACTATTACAGCTTCACAAGTAACAGGAATTAATGGTAATGCTGGTTTTTTATCTACTGATGTTGGAAGGTTTATATATTTTAATGATGGTTATGGAAAAATAACAGCTGTGGGTAGTACAACAAGTATTACAGTAGATGTTACTATAGCTTATGCTAACGGAAATGCTATTACTGCTTGGCAACTAGGATCATTTTCTAACACTACAGGTTTTCCAACTTGTGTTACTTTCTTTGAACAAAGATTAGTATTTGCAGGAACAACTAACCAACCACAAACTGTATTCTTTTCTAAGTCTGGAGACTATGAAAACATGGATGCTAACATTGGTGGAACTGTAGCAGATAGTGATGCTATTATTTATACCATTGCATCTAATCAAGTTAATGCAATTAGATTTATGACAGCAACAAGAACTTTAGTTATAGGTACAGCAGGTGGTGAATTTACAGTATCAGGTGGTGGAACAGATAGTGCTATTACCCCAACAAATGTATTAATTAAAAAACAATCAAATCATGGTTCATCAAATTTAGATGCTGTATCAGTAGGTAACGTAACTTTATTTTTACAACGTGCTAGAAGAAAAGTAAGAGAACTTGCATATAACTTTGACGTAGATGGTTATTTAGCACCAGACATGACTATTCTTTCAGAACATATTACAGAAGGTGGACTAACACAAATAGCCTATCAACAAGAACCTAATCAAATTATATGGTCAGTTCGTGCAGACGGAGAACTTATAGGTTTAACATATCAAAGAGAACAAGAAGTTACAGCTTGGCACAGACATATCTTTGGTGGCATTACTGGCATACCTACAATTACAGTTACAGATTATGCAAATATTATAATTGGAACAAGAATTGTAATAACTAAATCAGATGGCACACAAATTACTTTTACCTCTACAACAGGTACTGCTTCTGCTCAACAATTTAAAAATGTAACTAATAATAACACTACAGCTACTAATTTAAAAAATTCTATTAACGCTGCTAACAACACATCAAACACAGGAGTAACTGCAATAGTTTCAAATAATATTATTACATTAACAGAAGCTGTACCAACAGGTTTAGGTTATTTAAGTATGAAAACTTTTGATACAACAAGATTAAAGGTTGTTAGTCAAACAAAAGCAGAATGTGAAAGTGTTGCTGTAATTCCTACAGACAATGATGAATACCAAACTTGGTTTGTTATTAAAAGAACTATTGATGGAGTAACAAAAAGATATGTAGAATTTTTAAATACATTTAATTTTACAGCATCGGATAATACAACATTTAATTTTTTAGATAGTGCAGCATCATATAATGGCACAGCTGCTACTACAATTTCTGGATTAGATTATTTAGAAGGTCAAACAGTTCACATTTTATCTAATGGTGCTACACACCCAACTAGAGTTGTAGTTAATGGTGTTATCACTTTAAACAAAGCATCTACTAATGTTAAAGTAGGACTTGGTTATTCATCAATATTACAAACAATGAGAATAGATGCTGGTTCTCAAAACGGAACATCACAAGCTAAAACAAAAAGAATATATGAAATTACTTTAAGATTATTTGAATCTATCGGTGTAGAAGTAGGTGGTAGTTTAACAGACATGGAAAGAATACCTTTTAGAAAATCATCTAATGTAATGGATCAAGGAATACCCACATTCTCTGGGGATAAAACTGTAGAATTTAGAGGAGATTACAATACAGATGGATTTATTTTTGTTAGACAAACGCAACCTTTACCTTTAACTGTTTTATCTTTATACCCAGACTTACAAACTAATGATTAATAATAAATTAAATATATTACCTTATACTACTGAACATGGAAAATTTATCCTATCCTGTCAAATGAATCATAAAATTTTAGAACACGATAAAGAATATATAAACATTCAAGGAGATGCTAAAAATTTATTACAAGATAAATTAGCTTTTACAGGTGTAGTTAATGATAAACCTATTTTTGCAGCAGGTATGAAAATGGTTTGGGGTCAAGTTGCTGAAGGTTGGGTTATTGCTACAGATGAAGTTTGGAAATATCCTTTGGGAGTTGCTAAAGCAATTAAAAAAGATTTTGCTAAAATTGCCATAGAAAATAATATACAAAGAGTTCAAACGTCAATTAGAAAAGATTTTCCACAAGGTTCAAGATTTGCCAAGTGGTTAGGTTTAGAATCAGAAGGTTTAATGAGAAAAGCAGGTTATGATGGTTCAGATCAATACAGATATGCGAGGATATTTTAATGGGTCAAACAGCAGCAGCAGCATTTACAATAGGATCAGCAGTTGTTCAAGCTAAGCAACAAAAAGCTCTTGGTAAATATAATCAAGCCAATGCTGAACGTAATGCACAAATTGCAGAACAAGAAGCAACACAAATAGGACAACAAGCTGAATTTGATATTGCAAGATTTGACCAAAGATTTAGACAAACACAAGGAACAGTAGAAGTTCAACTAGCTAAATCTGGTGTTGTTTTAGATAGTGGTTCTGGAGCAAGAGTTACGGAATCTAATGCTTTAGAAGCAGAGATGGAAAGAAAAATTACAAGATACAATGCTGATATGGGTGTTGCTAAAAAAATGGAACAAGCACAATTTTCAAGAATACAAGGACAATTAGCAAGAAGAGAAGCTCGTATAGCCAATATACAAACTGCTGCTAAAGCTGGTAGCAGTTTATTACAAATATATGCTCCAAACAGTATATACAACAAACCGACAGGAACTACATAAAAATGCCTAAAATACCTACATTTACATCTCAAGCAAGACCTACAGCAGAAGTTGGAAGTATCACATCTAATTTAAAAATTCCTTTATCTCAAACTGTTGCTGGTGCTTTATCTCCTTTAACTGACATGGTTGTAAAAAAAGCTGTACAAGCAAACGATACACAAAACAGAACTGAAGCACTTACATTAGAAAATAAATTTATTATGGATATGCAAAAAGTTAATGAAACTATTACTAATGATCCTGTCTATGGAGTTAATAAAGAAGCTGCTAATGCCTATTACCAAGAACAATCAAAAATTTTATTAAATAAATATCAAGGTCAATCTACTAACAATGCTAGTAAAACTTTATTTTCAAATAATGCTTTAGGAGAAATTCAAAAGGGAATTTTTAGAAATGAAAATCAAATAAATAAAAATATTTTAACACAACTGGACAACCAAGTGGATCAAAAAGAAAATCATTTATTAACTCAAGCAATTTTAGGAGCTAATAATCAATTTGACTATGGTGTATTAACAACTGATTTAACAAATTTATATACAGATTCTTATGGCGGTAAAGTTCCAGCTCCACAATTAAATAAAATTATTAATTCTATACCGGGTAAAATTGAAACCTATCAAGCTAACAAAGATATTGGCGACAATCCTAGATTAGCTTTTACTGAATTAAGCAATCCAGATAGTAA